AGTAGGGGTATTTCCCGTCACAGGAGGTCTGGGTTGGTTGCCTCTACCCAGGTGGACTTCAATGGATAACTAGACCCTTAGTTGGCTAGCCGTTGAGCCTAAATAGCTTCACAATAAAACTAGTATCGTCCCGATAATCTTATAATAGGTTGTCTTTTGAGGTTTTTTGTTCATAACAATGTCCCTTGTGTCCTTCGTGCCGACGTACGCCTCCTTCTCGAAGAAGTCCTGGTTTGTAAAAACTGGTGACCCCTTCGTTAAGCGCGTGGTGTTGAGTGCACCCCATAGTGTTTACACTACCTTCGGTGGAGATGCAGTAACTGGTAAGGCAGACATTGAGTACGTGCTCGATGTAAGCTTGAAAAAACCAGATTCTCCTCTACCTTTTTTGACCATAGACAAGTCAGCTGCTCCGATTGGCTACCAAAGCTCTGAGGAATTGCGTAGCTTGATCGAGTCTTTGAAAATCCGTCAGTCTTTTGCTGTGGCCTCCATCGGAGATAGCGCCTTCGACCTTCGGTCGTTGGCATATGTCTGCGGGGCGGCTGTAGCATCTACTAGCTGTTTTGAAGACTTTTACTATGGTCCACCTGTTGTTTCTGTCAGCACCATTTCCCCTACGTGGAAGGTTCCGACAGTCACCAACTTAACTATAGCTGCCGGTTTGGCAAACACTTCTGGTGAGTTTGCTACTCTGGCGCGCTTTGCTGCTTTGGCGGGTTGTAAGTCTGTTACTCTTATGAGTGATGTTATCCCGCCTCGTAGTCATACAGCTCTACAGGGACCTGACCTCGGAGTTTTTGCTTTGAAGGTGTTTGCTAACATCATCAACGCAGCTCAGTCTTGCTCTTGTGCGGGTGCTCATACGGAAGCTTTTTTTAGTGGTATGACCAGCATCATAACATTGAATTCCCACACGGATGAAGGGGGATTCTTGCGTGAAGCTGTTCGAGAGTGTGAGTACCCTAAGGCCGTTGGCGTTCTCCCTGTTGGCGTCGCGTCCTACTTTGGTCTTTCTCCGACTTTGGATCTTGGATCCAGTTACCTACCTCAGGTAGGCATCGGTTTATTTCTGGAATTTGTCGGCACTCTGGTGACGAGTGATCCTGGAGGTAAAGAGACTACGCTGTTGGTCCGCGATACTACTGGTTCTAGGCCTTCTTGTTTTCCCGGATTACGCCCTGCTTTCTACTCATTGATGGCTAGGTTCCGCTCTCAGGTATGTGAGGACTACAACTTGCATCCATCGGTTGTAGGGGATGATTCCTCTCATAACCCCTTTTTTACGGCTGACCTTGAGAACCGTCACTTGGGTTATCCTGTTATCCAACCATTTTACTGGGTGGAACCGGGACCACTCACCGTGAAGGAGAGGAACTACCAAAACGTTTGTATTCAGGGTTCCCGCGTCGACCTGCCACTTTTCTCCGGTAGTATAGTCCAGGAATCTGCCGGATATGTTGAAGTTCACGGTCGTGTTCCGGTTGGCAACGCGATGTACCTCAAAACTGACGAGGCTAGGCCCCGCAGCGAAGGATTTCAGTATATACTATCTCAGCGTTACCGTAATGAAAACGGTCTTAGTTTGATGGAGGTTATCGCGGACAATCGCCTGGGTACTACCACTACTCAGGCTGTGTTCGTCGAGCCGAACATAACTAACGTTGCCCAGCGTAGGTGGATCACGCCTCACAACCCGGTGGCTTCACCAGCTGAGGGCATCACTTCATATCCTCAGTCTATGGTCTTTTATTACAGAGGTACCTACGCTGAGCCGACGCTGCAAGATTGGAAGACGGGCAAGGTTAGCAGCTTTACCGGCCCTATACAGGTGAAGAGCCGCCAGACTGGCGACACTGAACACCGAAGCTGCAGACATATCTCGGAGTCCAACTTGCGTTGGCTCTCAAACCGGGGAAAGTACGCTCCAAAACATGTACTTGACCTTTCCGCTCTACCTTCTGGTTTTTCACTCCCTCCCTTATCACAACCGACTATGATAGCTCCGGCTATCGAGCCAGTTAATGAGGCCGATGGAGGGGAGGTGGAGTACAACAGCGATGACGAGCTACCTGAAAACCCAAACATTAACCGCGGACACCGTGGAAACGAACCTATAAGCACAGGCGCCCCTGAACCAGTGACTGGACCGGATACCCAAATAGAGGCAGATCCCCAGACTGGACGGCGCATCCGTGTCCCTGATGCAGAATTGGAAACCGAGGATGCCATGGGAGGCGAGAGTCG